GTTCCTGTAATACCTTTGGAGTTCTGTGTAGCTTCTGCAGAGCCACTGTAGTACATTCTATATTGTGACTTATCTCTAAGCACTACGCTGCTAAATTCATAATCAACAATATTATCAAATATGTCATTTATAACAGGCTGTATCATCTTACTGACAGTGCCGAGTTCTACGTCACCAATTCTCGCTGTACCTGCAATGGTTCTAAAACCATCAGGAGCTAAGAAGATCAAGTCACCTGCAAACTCTTGTATTGTTTTACCGTCTACACAACCTACGTTCTTGGTAACAGGTACAACAGCTATTGTACTTGAATCATTTATGTTTTGTAACTTATATATAGAGTTTTTACAAAATACAAATAGTTCATTACGGAAAGATTTAAGGCCTACTACTTGATCGTCTAGTGCAATACTACCTGATCCTGTAGAAGTAAAATCATCTATGTCACTTGTACCACTATAAAAAATAGTATTAAGGGCTGTAGCTGCACCTGCAACTACTAAATGTTTATCGTGGATTACACAAAACTTAGGATAGTGTGTACCACTTACTGTTATTTCTTTTGCAAAATAAGTTCTACTGCTTAACGCATCTCCAGTACCTGTCATTTTAAAATAGAAAGGTTTTACTCCAGAGCCTTCGTCGGTAATAATAACTTCACCGTAGACTGTATTGCCTTCAAAGGTTGCAAAACTTGCTTTGCTTTGTGACGTTCTAGTTAAAGTACTACGCCCTGTAAAGGCTGTATAGTTATCTCCACTGCCTGCTACACTGGCTTTATTGATCTGTAACCAACTATCACCATCTTGACTAAAGTATATGTTAGTTCCTGCTGCAGCTATTACACCATCTGCGTAAACGTGTAACCCTTCTATATCATTAGAACTATTAGGTCTTGTACCGTCACCTAATTGAGTAAACCCATTGATGCGTCTGTACCCACCGCGTGTAGAGATTTCAAAGTTAGTTAGTTTTGTAGCTACTCCAGGCTTTGCTAAAAGCTCCATAGTATTGCTAGATTTATCTAACCCGCCTTGCATTGCAACTGAAAAAGGCTGTGATGCTGCCACTAGAAATAAACCCTATCATCTGTCATATTTTTAGGTTGAGGATTAATAAGATTAGATTTCATTCTTTTCATTCCTTTTTTATAATCATCTAACGCAAAAGCAGCTTGTTGTAAGCTTTCTTTAAACTGATGTACATAGTAACGTGTACGAGCAGTAACAACAGAAGCGTATTGGTCAGGTAATACTATAGTGTCTCCGTGTGCAGAAAGTTCTGTAGGAGCAACATAAGCATAAAAATAAACTTTGTAGACTTTATCGGGTATAGGGCTTATGCCAAACTTACGATTATCAGGACTACGAATAACATATTTAGGTTCTCCATAGTTCTGTGTATCTGCATCGTCAGCATTTTCTGAATCTCTAATGTAACGTGTCCAATCTGTAAGCGTTATAAACTTTAATCCTTTAGATACATAAGGCGCAGTTTCTCCTGAAACACCTATTGTTGTAAGATAAAAGTTATCCCAATCTATTGCAGAATAATCTGTTGTTATACTTGAGCTATCTGCTTTAAGAAGATACCAACGAGTACCTGCAACAGTAGATACATTTACGTTTCCATAGAAAGGATCTGTATCTCCGCTAGTTGCGGTAGCAAAGAAAGGTAATTGAGGTTCTTCGTTAGCTATATCATTTAATGCTTTATTAATAGACTCTTTTATAAATGCCTGTATTCCTACCGCATCTGAAAAAGTAGCTGACGTTAATTGAATTTCATTTAGTTCTCGCAATACTTCGTTGGTCAATGTTAAATATGTAGTAGCCATTACTTACCTTTTTTCTTTTTACCAAATATACGATCATAGTTATCAACATAATTCTGCTTTGCTTTGCCAGTATATGAAGTACCTAGCAATCCTAAGACTCTAGTGCTTTTAGGCTTACTAGAGCCATTTAGGATCATAGGATTTTTNTCGCTACCTAACTGTGGCATAGGCTTAGTCTAACTGTTCAAATTGTACAATATACTTAACAGTTGTAGCTGCTGTACCTAAGTCAGCACCAATAGGTGTGAGCCTAGCGTGTAGTGTTCTAGCTGCAGCACTGTACAAAGTAGATGCTATAACAATAGCTTCTGAAGTTGCGGGGCCACCTACTACACCTGCAGTTACGGAAGTACTTACAAAAGCGTTAGCTCCGTGTCCGTGTGAGTTTTGTATAAGATATAACGGAGCTTTAGCTGCCCAAGTTACTGCTGATCCACCATCGTCAAGGATAGCTTCAGTAGCAATAATTTGACCACCACCTGCTGCTGTTCCTAAACTAAAATCAACATCGTTACCACTTGATCCGCCAGTTACAATATTGCCTGCTGGAATAGCAATTAAATTACGAATAATAGTACCTGCTGGTTGTACAAAACTTACATCTGTATTTGTATCATCTGTTACAGCAATAGTACCTGTAGTTACAGTTACGTCTGCTTCTGTTACTTGTTGTCCTGGATTGGTCGTTTCAACTCGATCTGCAAGACCACGAACATCGCCTGTCCTTGCTGAGTTGCGACCAGTATCTCTAATGTTTACGGCTGCCATAATATTTACCTCTGGTTATTTATTTTTAAAATCTTACTCTAAAAAAAGAAAAGGGGGTTTTTACACCCCCAAATCAGTTTAGTCAATACCGTAGAAAGCAGAAACTAATGCGTCGGCACGGAGTACTTTGGATCCATAAACGTGGAGTCCTCGTACGATGTCACCGAATGAATCAGGATCGCGCAATACTTCAGTACTTGTAATCGTCTGTGCTGTTGCAGTAGAAGACATATGACCAGCCAAACATTTGCCAGCAGCATTAGATGCAGCAGCAATATTGTTTGATTTGTACATATCAAATCCACGCAATTTACCAGAAGATACTAGACCATTTCTAATAGAACCTTGACCTGCGTTGTAATCAACAGACAAAAGTTTAGACGATGAACTTGCAAGAACTTCGTAGAAGTCAGGCGAGGCTAAGAACCAGCGACCTTCTTCAGGAATGTTCGACTCATCAAGAAGACGAGCCATATGCGATAGTACATCAATAGGATCGTGTTCAGATGATCCAAAACCTATGTCAAGATTACCAGTACCGTCAAATGTTCCTGCTGCTAAATCAGTAGCATTGTCAGAACCAAGAATATGGTTAGGACTTGAGGCAGAAACACCTGCGAACATAGTAGCAATTACACCTTCATCATAAGCATCTCGTAGAGCGTATGCTGCAGATGAACTAGCTACTTCTTTAAAGTTAACGTGAGACATTGAAGTTTCAATATCGTCAACGATAAATTTAAAAGCGTTAGCTGTATCAACTACAAGACTTAACTCTTGATCTGTTAATTTAGTTGCTGTAACATCTGCACCACGTTCATATGTGTACACAGTAATTTCAGGTTCTTTTATTATCTTTACGGAATCTCCGAAAGCGGNAATCTCACCAGCATAATCTGTATTGGTGATCGCTTCTACAACCGAAGCCTTTCTAAAGAAGTTAAGAACCTTTTTAGAGTAGACTGCGGGAAGAAAAAACGAATTAGTTTGACCACTGACGGAGTTTGCAAAGTTTGCATTTGTATCAGTACTTGGTTCAAAGAACTGATCTGAGGCGTTATAAGCCATAGTTACTCTCCATTATTATATCAAAATTAAAAGTTAATTATTATTTTACTATCCTGCCTTCGTGAATTGCTTTTCCGATTTCTTCTTCAAACCGATCAAACTCATCAATAGACATTCTAGCAATTTCCCTTTCAGTCCAAATTTTATCTTGCTTAGTTTCAACCGAAGTTGTTTTAGTTGAAACCATATCAGCAGCGGATTTTTTGGACTTAGTTGAAGCTGGCTTTCTAGCTTTAGTAGCATCTAATCCCATATCACGTTTATATAAATCTAAAGCACGACTTGCAAGATCACCATCATTAGAATTTTTATATATCCAATCCTGAATAGACTGTGGTTGTTCTTTCGCCCAACCGTGAAACTCATCGCTGTTTTTAATATCTTCAAAATCAGGATGGCTTTGTAACAATCTTTCATTTGCTTGTTGAGTAACTAATTCTGTTTCACGCTCTTGTAAAGTTGCTAATCGTTCTTCTAGACTTTTAGTTCTTTCAGAACTTTGCATATGTGCTACAGTTTCAACTACTTCATAAACATCTGGATACTGTTCTCTAAACTTCTCTAAGTCCTCTGGAGACTTTGGAGCTACATAGCTTGGTCTGTTTTGAGCAGCTTCTTCTAGTAGTTCTTGTTCTCTAGATTTAAACTCATTCAATTTAGAATCGTAATGTGTTTTTAAATCATCGTATCTTTTTTTGTAATCAGGTTTATTTTTAGTTTCCTTTTTACTTTGCTCTGGTTCTTCTTTTTCAACTTTAACTTCAGGTCTTTCAAAGAATACTCCATCAGCAGATACGAACGGTTTTTCTTTTTGGTTGTGCCAATCTTTATTGGCGTTATAAGGATTTGCTTTTTTTGCTTGTGTTGCCATCTTCTTACTCCTACTAGGGGCTTTCTAAACAAAGTAGCTGCAAATGTCGACAGTGCAGGGTTTGTTTTTGTTAAGGTAGCCTTTCGGTTATTGTTGTGATAGAGTGCTTAAAGTTCTAAGGTGGCTCTATCGTTATCGCAAGCGTGGGTTAACGGACATCATATCTTTTTTGATTTCAGATTCTGTTATATCTTCATCAAGAGGCTTACCGTATTGGTCAACCTTTTCTTTTTCCATTTCACCACCCATTGCTGCTTCCTGTCTTCCAGCATCTGCTTCAGCCTCGGCATCTTCCATCATACTTTGTAATCTGTCCGCGCCTACTTGCTCTGTTGCTTTTGCTGTAAAGACAAACTCACCATCAGATAACCTTGCGGGTATCGAATCGGAGACTTCCGAACCTGGGCCTTCAACAGGGCCAGCTCCTGAAAATTCTGTTGCTGTATCCATAAGCTTGTCAAACATAACACTTAGCTCTGGATCAGCTTCTAATTTATTCATTAATGACATTTCTTCTTCGGAAGATAAAGACTGTGAGACTATGAAGTCTAAGTACTCATCTTCCATTTGCTCGTCAGGCATCATTGTTTCTTCCATCG